TACGGTCAGATCGGCTTGAAACACAAAATTGCCAGACGCAAACGTGCCAGCCGTAACCCTTGACGCCGGAACGTTGCCGGAAAACAAGTCCAGCACATTTGCGATGCTGTCTTTTTTTACAGCGTTGCCGTCAGTGTCGTAAAACAGTATGGAATCAGCACCAGCCGCTGTGCCCGATGCCGCTCCGTCGATGAGGTTCGACCCGCTGGCATACTTAACAGAGAACTCGCTGCCTGAGAGCGTCAGCCCAGTTCCCGCTGTGTTGACGGTTCCTGTGGCAGAGAGGGTTGTGCCGCTAATCGAAACACCACTGCCAGCGGTGAGCCAATCGAATTTGCCTGCGCTGTCATCCCAGAACGCGATGCGGTCGCCATTGGGGTCCGTTAAATCCTCAAAGCCAAGGTGGTCAAGTGCGATAGCCCCTGAGCCCGTAACCGACCCTGTAAGCCCAAGGCCGCCATCGACCTGTGTAACCGTCCCACTATTGTTAGTGAACGGCAACGCGCCGACGGTGTCCTTTCGCACAACGCCATCGCTGTCGCGACGGTACAGGATTAGATCAGCAGAGGCGATGTCTCCTGAGTCGGCTGCGCCATCAATGAGGTTCGAGCTGGCTGTGTATTTCACAGCGAACGTGTCGGACGTTTCGACTAGTCCAGTGCCAGCATTGAAGTTGGTGCCCGTCGCTGTAATCGTCGTGTCGGTAATCGACAGCCCTGTGCCTAGCGTTAGCCACTGGAACCCGTCTTGGGAGTCATCAAAAAACGGGAGCTTATCACCACCGCCATCGGGATCGGACAGGCTCTCAAACCCATAGCGGCTCATGGAGATTGTCCGGTTGGCAGCAAGGCTACCACCACCTGTCAGACCCGCACCCGCTGAGATCGTTACTGCTTGGGTGCCCTGCTCTGCGCGCCACAACGCAGACGTGGCCTCTCCGAACCCGTCCTCGAACTCCCATAACATCTTGCCGCCAGGCGTCATGTTCGAGTTCCAAGTAAACGCGGTCGTGCTGGCGATCGTGTCAAACCATGACGGCACCCAGACGGTGAACTCATGCCCCATGATGTCATGGCATTGCGTCACCATAGCTTTCGACCAACCCCTGCCTCTGAGAGCTCTGCCTGAGCGCGGATCGATTCCTACATAGATGTCCTGTTCAATAACACAGGTGTCGCCAGGCTCCAGCCACGGACGCGCCGTCGATGACGTAAACCGGACCTGGCTCAACCCTGCTAGAAAGTTCTCAACGATGCGATTACCGACGGTGGTTGCGTTCGTCGTGTTTTCAATCCATCGAGCGGTGCCGTCGTCGAGCTGGCTGGCTTGAGCAAACGCCGTTTTTCCAAGTCGAGCGAGCACGGTCGCTCCGGGTGTCGCTTGCTTCTCGCCAGCGTACTTGTTGCCGTCCCAACCGTAGGGCACTTCAAAAGTCGTAACCCGCCGATCGAACCCTGTGTCGGTCGATTGGACCGCGATGTCGTCGTACTCAAAAAACGCCTGCGTCTGTGGGTCGAGTGGCAGGTCGGAGAATAGCGGCACCGTTTTGAACACGCCCTGCGAACTGATAAGCGCAGAACCGTTCAGCCAGTTGATCTGGCGCAGAACGTCAATCGCTTGAGTCTCAACCGAGACGGTCTTGGTGACGCTGGTGATACCCTGCGTCGATCCGCAGAGAGCGTTGCCTCGATACCGCGTCGGCACAGCGCACTGCACGTTGATAATGTCGTCAAATACTTGGAGTAGCGTCTGGCCGTCGTATTCTTTCGGAGTGCGACTGCCCCCCGAATGGGCAGGGATCGGTAACAGCACATACTGAAGCGGAGAGACAAGCCGGACAGATATGCCGCTAGGCCCCGGACTGTAGTCGCCGACTAAAAAGTCATCAATTTTGAGCCAGTATTTCCGAGCCAGGTCTGGGTGCCCGACCCATATCCGAAAGACCAGCTCGTTCAGATGGTTTTCAGCGAACAACGTCTCGGCCCAGGACCGATAATCCTTCTCGCCCTCGCGGTGCAGCAACGCATCAAGCGTGGGTATCTCGCCTTCACAGGTGATCGGATCAATTGCCCACCCAGCCGAATTAACGTCCATCAAACCGTCGACGACTTCGTGCGTGATCTCTTGCACACCGACACGGAACAAGCGCGGCGTATGCGTTCGCGCTGTCGTTGTATTTAACGCGACTTGTAGATCGTACGTTTGCTGGCGTGGTAGCGTACTGAGGTCACTGCCACCCTCGTCACCTGACTTGTCCTCGCCAATCACATCCCCGTCCACAAAGGTGAACCACGACCCAGGGCTTCCGCTGCCTGCATCCGGTTGTCGGATTTGTGCGACGACCGTGGTCGTCGATGGCGCTGAGTATTGCAGGACCATCTCAAGGTCTGTGCCACTGCTCGGAGCAGCGCCGAGGTCAAGCTCGTTGCTGGGCGAGCCTGCGTTCGTCCATGAGATCGTTGCCGACGTGTAGCTAGTGTTCGCTGTGAGAGACATCGCAGGCACACCGCTCGCGGCTGCGGCGGTATATCTAAGCGTCGCAACATCTGACGTCGTGTCGAGCGCGGTTAGGTCAAAACGGTAGATCGTGTGGTCGCCACTCGCGACCGAGGCGTTGTTAGCGTCGCAGTCCCATGAGGTGTTTGACGCGATCTCGCCGTTGCCTTTTAGACCCCACACAATCAGAACGACACTCGGACCAGCCGGAAGCCCGCTCGCCACACTTGCGCCTTCTAAGTCTGGCGGGTCGCCAAACGCCGGGAAGCCCTGACCCTTGGCAAACGTAAACGTCACATCGCCTGGAGATGTTGCCGCTGCGACTGAATCGCTGGCGATCGGTTGCAATGACCACGCCTCTTGTCCCGAATCAATCGAGACGCCATCGAAACGATAGAGGTTCGCATACCAGTGCGTGACCTCTTGACCGCTTCCCGACGTTTTTGGGTCAAGATACGCCGTAGCTCCGAAGATTTCTGTCTGCTGCCCGACGACCGTGGTGTATCCCAGCTCGACAACGGCACAACCCAGCGCGCTACCCGTGGGCGGTTGAAGGTTCGTTAAATCTGCCCCAGCGACGCGCGTGGTATTAGCCGCCAGCGCACTTGTCCCCGACCCGATAAGTCGCACACCGCCATCATCAAAAAGCGTGAACGCTGCCGTCGCATCAGCCCCAGAGTAGTCTGACTCACGATCCTTAATATCAGCCGCAGTCGTGATGACCGTCTCAACGATGGGACGAGCGCGCTGCGGTACAGACTCAACGTATTTAGCGAGTTCGTCATTCCAACCGTAGCGCATTAGACCGCGCCCCCCGCCCAGAAGTCACGGCTCAGGGGGGAGTCAGAGCCTCGCAAGCCTACAGAACTCACTACGCTCGGACGGGGGAACGCGGCGAGCAATTACAGCGCCCTCATCTGCGCCATCGTCTTTTCGCCTCGGGCGACCTTGATGGCTTGGTACACGCCGACGCCCTGACTGACTGTCGCGCGCGACCCAATGTAAATGCGCTCCCCAGACCACGCGCTCGGGAGCGGCACTGAGCCGGGAGCAGTAACGGCGTCGCCCAAAGTTTCCGCACCTCCATTTAACGACTGACCAGCCACCAGTGACCCCGCAGCAGTCAGTACGCCACGCAATTCTACGGTACTGCTCCAGACTGCGGCTGACGAGGTAATGTCTGAGCTGATGCCTGTGGTGCCGTCTGAGTAGCCTACCCTGTACGCGCTAGTGCTAGGCACTGTTATTTGAAATCGCGCATCGCTCGTCGCGCTAGTCCCACCGATATGAACTATGCCTCGGGTCGCGCCCTGAGCCAGCGAGCCTGCATCTTGAAACTTGGCATAGACCGTCATGGCTTGCGGTGGCGCAACGAAGTCTGTGTAGAAAGTCTCAACTGTCGATGTTACGCTCGCGCTTTGGATGGAGTATTGCGGCACGACTGCATTGTATGCGTTCACGCGATAGACATCGAAAGCACCTGTCTGACTAGCTGTCGCGGCGGGGAATAGTTGGATCGTGTTTGTTTCTGAGGCATCTACGCTCGGCGCAGCCCCATAAATTGCGTAATAACCGTTGCCGACATATCGCTGACCTAAGTATGTGCCATTAGTCGCAGTAACAGACGGAACGCCATTGCTCCATGTAATCGTAAGCAACATTCGCCACGTTGAGCCCTCTTTCACTCCAATCTGTTGACCACCTGAGCTTGGGGCAGTCCTGTCTCTGACTACAAAAACAATGCCCTTGGTCCCATCGCCAGTAAAACTGCACGTGAGCTTTTTACCCCTAGCTGCACTGCCGTCGCTGTCTGTGATGGAATACGCAGTGGAACCACCAGCCGGGTCTGTAGTTGCTGCGACAGTAGGCGCACCGCCTTCATCACTCCAGCCAGAGTCAAAATTGTCAGAGCTGACGAGGTTGATAAACGCCTGCTCGACCAGCAACGACGGTGTGCCATCGTTCCACGACACGCGCGGAATGTTTGCGTCGGCTTTAACAATACGGCCAGAGCCGCCCACATACGTTTCAACTGCACCAGTACGCGTGAACGTCGAGGCGTTGTCCTGCGCTGCTGACTCGCGCCAGACAATCGTGCCATGCCGGGAGACACATTCACCGCCAGCAAAGAAAAGAAGATCGCTCATAGCCTGGTCGGTTGGAGTTCAAGCATTTGAACGGCAAGGTCGCGGCCACGCCGTCCAGCACGTTGAGCTGCGCCATATGAGCCCGCCGGGGCATAAGACAGCCAGGAACGCTCTGCGTACTCAAGCTCGGGCACATACCACATCGAGTAACCCGACCAAAATAGCGAGTGGATATGCCATCGAGCTTGGCTCCATTCAGTCTCGTCGCGCAGCATGATGTTGATTGATCCCTGTCGGCCTCGGTCCACATAACCGGACGGCATCCCCCGGCGCGCTTCTGGTACGCTTAACCACTTAGGCTCGTCGTCCCACGGCAGCGGAGTGATTGCCGGTGTCCAGGATTTACCGAGCCACAGGCCACCGATGCGAGGCCGTTCGCCTGTTCCCATCGCGTCGACCGTGAAGCGCCAATATCTGCCCGCCGTCTCAGGAAACCGATACACGATCGCGCCGTCGTCAGCTCGAACGGGATGCTTGTCGCTTGCGTAGTTGCCTGTGTACGTCTTGCTCGGGACCGTGAACGTGTACTCGTCATAGGTAGCGAAATCAGACTCGCTGGATGCCCACAGCCGGACTGCTTCTCCTGCCAGGTTCGAGTTCCGGTCGATGCAGAGCATATTGGCAGAGCGAACGCGGTCGCAGACGACGCCGACGTGCAGGGCAGTGTTTGATCCGTCTGGGGTCCAATAGTTGCGACTGTGACGTCGAGCGTTTGCGATGCGGTCAACTGTAAAATCGCTCGTCACAGTGGACGAGTTCACCGTGTGCGACGTGAACTGGCGGGTGTTAAAAAAGTTCTCGACCAGTAAGTGTGCCATTAGATCCTCTCGATGCGTCTGAGGTTACTGGCGCGGTCTTGTTCGACCGTAATGGTATCAACGAGCTGGTTGAGTCCTGGGCCGTTGATGTTGACCACTACCGGATTGCCGGGCTGCTCGCGAAGACTTTGCATACCCTGAACTTGCTGCACCAAGCCTATGCCGGACGCGATCTTGGAGATGACGCCAGCAGCGCCACCGAAACTGAACAGGCTCGCTGCGCCACCGAGTATCCCCGCAAAACGGCCAAACTGACCCAGCGCGTTCCCGGTTTGAGCCGATGAAGCAGCCAAGCGGTCCATTGCCTCTTTCCACTCGTCGGTCATTCGCCTGCCGTCAGCGGCTACGGCCTGCCAATCGGTCCCGAGATGGTTTAAGTGATCAAGCGACGGGTTGATCTGTATCAGCTCGTTGTTGAACTCCTCCATTTCTGCGTTGAATAGTTCCATCTGGCGAGCAAGTATTTCTTCGGTCGTCGCCAGACCTGTGAGCTGGTGATAATGTTCTGTCAGAAACTCGTTTGAGAGGTCTATGCTGGCAGTTAACCGCTCAATCTCAGCGTTTATGCCAGCGATGCGCGCTTTTTCTGCCTCGGCTATCCGCGCCCGTTCTGCGTCTGCCTCAGCGTTTAACACGTCTGGCGCATTTGCCAGCAGTTCACGATTTAACTGCCTGCCTGCTTGTTCTTCAAAAGCCTTGTCGCCTTTTTGACGTGAAACCCACGTCATCTGCCCCGTTAGTGGGCTTCGCTCTAGCACTCTCTCCATCTCGTAATAACCAACTCTCACCCGCTCAATCTCTGTCGCTAGGCCGTCAAAAAACCGCATCACTAAGTCGGATTCAGCGACTCCTTTCTTTAAGGCATCAAACGAATTAGTGACCTCGGTTCTAAACGCGACAAACGCATCACCAGCGTTTCGGGTTGTCGGGCCTAACGCTTCCAGTTTTTCCTGAGCCATCGCCATCGCTTCGATGCGGAACGCTTCTTTCTTTTCTAGGTCCGTCAACTGGGCCACGGTTTTACCGAGCGCGGCGGCGTATTTAAGGTTCGCTTGTTCGACTGAGACGATCAGCCCGAGGTTATCAAGCACCAACCGCGACTGTCGAGCGATACCAACATTGAGAGAGTTCAGTGCGAACGCTGTGTCGAGCCCTAACGCGCGACCGAGCTGCTGGGCGGTCTTGGCAAGCTCAGAGAACTGCTGCGCGTTGTTCGCCGAGCCAAGCGTCAGGGCCATGTTCGCCTGCGTCATCAACTCGGTATCGGACACAAGACCCATCGTCGCTGCGCGCATACTCTGAATCGCACCAACGCCGTCGCCTGTTGCGCGGTTAAAGGCAGCTTGGATGGTTAAAGCGCGACCGCCAGCCTCGGCCATTTTTCCGAGCGCGTTAGCGGCGGCAACGATACCCGCAGCAGCAGCACCGCCCAGGGCAACGCGACTGAACACGCGCTCAAGTTTGAGCTTGGCTTTTTCGCCGTCGCTCTGAGCCGCTTTCATCTTGCGGTCGTAGCGACTCTTATCAAGATCGAGCGCGACGCTGATCGCAGCTACGGTGCCCATGCCAGCCATGCTATCGGCTCCTGCTCTTGTGCTTTGCTTCTAGCTGGGCATCTAACATGGCTTCCTTTTGTGTCTCGTGTTCTATCCGGTAGAAGAACATCCACTCGAACAGTTCGCGGTTGCTCATCTGTGCTTCTAACTGCCCCAACGTCATCCCGAGATCACGCGCCAGCCTAAATCGGAACTGGCGCTCGGGGTTCGATCTCAGTTTCCCTCAAGTTCCTCCGTCTCTTCCACTGTCATCGCTGACACCCGCACCGCTGCGTTGACCAAGGGTTCCGCGACGTGTGCCGGGATCTCCGACACCTCGTCGTCCTCACCGAACAGCGGACTGCCGTCCAGGTAGCACGTCGCCCTCAGAATCGCAGGGCGAAACGACTCGCCAGAACGAACAGCCAACTCGATCACGTCACGGCCTGCGGTGGTGAGCCCGCGAACAGTCACAGACTCACCACCCACCTCTACCGTCTCCTCGGGCAGTGTTGCCCCGAACAGTGCATCTCTAGCACTCATGTGCTCTCCCCCTCCCTAGTTCTTAGGAAACTGCGCGAGCAAATCCAGCGTTGTCGCCAGACGTCCGAGCCAGCACAAACGTCGCGGTGCATAGCCCTTCCGAGCCGACGTCAGAACCATCGAACCGCTCATAGCTTTCGAGGTTCATTGTGGCGGTGTATGACGGGTTACCTGCACCGACAGCGGCACTGGTGGGCTTGATGACTACCACAAAGCCGTCTGTGTCAGCCAGTAGATCGGTCAGCTTTTCGTCGACGGTGTTGTCGGTGAAGTCTTGCCGGAACTGTGCGGTCACGGTGCCTGTGCGAAGCCCAGCCTCAAACGCGCGCGCGCTGTCGCCGTGGCGCGTTGCGTCTTGCTGCTCGACTTCTTCTGAAAAGGTCAACGCTCGCAGATATGTTGACATATCAAGCGAGTCGACTGTGATATCGCAGTCTTTGATAATCATGATGCGTCCTCAAGTACAAAGGGGATGGAGAGGTTTACTTGTAGCCAGCGGGTGTCGTCTTGATTGACTTGGCGCGGCCCGCTCGCCGCGAGAAACTCAACGCTTGACCCAGGCGATGCTCGATCAAACAAATTGCGCGCGTTGTCTGCGTAACCGTTGAGGGTTCCGTAGCCAGAACCAGGGCGATCAAACAACTGAAGAATTAAGACGCCGGTCACGATGTTGGTGCCGGATGAGCCCATTGAGGACGGTATGCCCTCGCCCCACACGATCGTCGGGCGTACCCACTCCGCAGCCGGATCGTAATCAACGCCCGGCCATGCGACGTTTGCGTTCGCGCTCCAACCGCTCGCGATCGACGTGATGTTCGACGAGAGGTGCGAGTAGATCGCGCCAGCCGCAGCCTTCACCGCACTAGCCACCGACACTTCTCCTTCTGATGTCGCCAGCTATTCGTTTAATAGTCGGCTTCATGTCTTGCAGGACAGGCTCAACGATTCCTGCGGCAGCTTGCTGCGAATAGCCTTGATCTAATCGCTCGATATACGGCAGACCATTGCTCATGTAGAACGTGTCGCCAGTTGAAAACTTCAGCACCCGAGTCGCGGTTTGTATTTTCGCTTCAGCAAAGCCTGTGTGCTTGTGTTCTTTGTCCCACTTGGTACTAAACGAGCCTGTCGTGCTGTAGTCCGGGCTGTTGACCGATGCGTTCCAGTTGGCGCGAGCGCGGCCTGTGTCGACCGGCGTCATCTTCATCAGCTTTCTTGCCAACTCGAAGCCAGCAGCCCTGCCCAGCTTGTCAGTTCTAGCGTCCACAATGCGATCTGCGTTGCGCTTCATGTTGCGCGGGTCAAGGCTGCTCATCGTCGCACCTGGAGCTCGTAGAGAGCCGCCTGGTCGCCAGAGTACGTTGTACGCACCGACACGACCTGGAAGACGTCAGAGCCGATTGTGACGGTGTCGTCAGCTTTCGGTTCGGTGATGCCCAGAGCTGGCACGTCGACCTTTACGTCGCCTGCCTCGACCAGCCCGTTGATCTCTAGTAGGTCAAACTGCGAGATGACTGCGGGGACTGCGCTCGTCGAAGTTGAAGGCGTCGCGGTCTGGGTCGTCGGATTGAACGATCCGGCGGTGACATAGGTGATCGTGATGTCGGTGCCAAACGCACTGGACAGCGACCGTGCAAGCCCTCTAAAGCCCGCATCGAGCGTAGCCATCTAGTATGCCGCGCCGACGCGCCGAGAGTTGCCTGCGGTCGTTATAACGGGCCTGAGAAGCCTTTGGACGGTCGCCGGAAGCTGGCCTGCGCTGAACGAGCGGTTTCGCGTCATCTTCAGCGATCCGACCTCAGCCTCGGTGTACTCCTCGAGTCCGGTATCGAGCAGCGGTGTCTTGGAGTCGCCGCGATCAATCTCGAACTGGAGCGCCAGCTCATAACAGGCGTATTTGACGATCGTAGGGATCGCGTTCTCAGCGTATTCAGTGCCGTCCTCGTTGTCGGCCCAATACCTCGGCCATTTCAGAGCCTGGCCCTCTGACACCTTCAGACCTTCATAGCTCTCTTGATCGAGCCTGCGGGTTGCGGTGATTAGTGCGCGCTCTTTTTGGTCGGTACTTCCAGCCCACTCAGTGCCACCGACACGCTCGTTGAAATAGGTGTCGGCATCACTAACAGTTGCATACGAGTTGGAGCTTGCTCCACCTACCGTCGAGTCGATACTTGGCATCGTCAGTCCCCTGTAGGGGGCAGGGCCGAAGCCCCACCCCCGTGCTCAGAGAAAACCCTTAGCGAGTCTTCAATATTGCGCCGGGCAGGAGCTTGTTATCAGCTACCTGTGTGTCCCAGTTCGTCGCTGTCGCTAGTGCTGCATCGTTGGGGTTAGCACCGCCGTTGGCGATGTCCCACTCGCAACCGCGCAGACGGAGGTTGTACGCACCCTCGCCTTGGAAGCGGTACACGATGTTCTCCAGGCCGGTCACTAGGTCGGTCACAACCGTTGGGGGCTCAGAGATCGTGATGTCGGCTGCTCCAGGGAACAGCGCGAGCGTTGAGTACGCATCAACACCTGACGACACGCCGTCCGTCTGGACGAGCGATGACGAGTCGGTGATGACGACCGGACGACCGAGCGTCGCCGGAACTCCCTGCATGATCGTGACACCGTTGGCGCGGTACACTGCGTCGCCAATCTGGTCCTTCAAGAGGTCGTAATAGACCTTTGAGTGCATCACGAACGCGGCGATGTTCTGCGCTGCGTCTCCCTGCTTTGACAATGCGTCAACCAGACCTTCGGTCGTGATTGTAGCAGCGGTGTCATCCTCCTCGAGCGCGGCAACCGCATCCAGCTTGCCTTCAAGCGACATAAGAGCCGCTTCCAGCATGGCCTGCGGGACGGCCTTAGCCATCTGCTGACCAACAACGATGGAAAGCGAACCCTGGTCCTTACCGATCTTGCGCCACGCATCGAGCGTGTTCGCTACGGGTCCGACCTTGTAGTTGCGCTTCACACCGATGAACTCGTCCGATGTCGGAGCGAGATCGGTTGCAGCCGACACGGATGTCGTGTCTCTGCGGCTCACTAGAGAGCCGATCA